CTCATGCTGGTTTCTACACCAGCACACAACCCCCTATTAAAAGGGTTGTGCCCATCGAAGCTTGGTGCTGACGGACTTCGGACGTCCTGAACGTTCCAAGTGGTCCTTATCGGCGAAGGGAGATTCCCCTCGCTTCAGAAACCACTTAAGCAAGGCCCCGTTTCCCTCGAGGTGACTCTTCGGGAGGACGGCGACGAGTACACGCCCCTTCACCAAGGGGGCATGCAACTTCAAACACATCCGCTGAGTTTCGTAACCCAGGAAGGAGTGCCGGCCAAGCAACGCACTGGTCTCCGCAACGCGGGGAAGAGGGATCAACCTCTCCAACTCCTTGTCGAGGAATGCACAGACCTTCCAGTAACCAGCCTTATAAAGCTGATTCCGGAGGCTAACTGTGCTGACCAGAGCGGGGGTGTCAGCCTGTGAGGCTGGGAGCAGGGAGCGAACACGCGTGATTGACACGTCATGACCGCGGAAATACTCCTTGCCGCAAGACTCTCTGAACCGACCGGTCCAGAAAGACTTGTCAGTGTTGACCCGGAGCCCAAAAGCTTCGAGCTTACTGACCACAGAGTGTACATAGTCCACGGGAACAATGATATCGTCCCCGTAGACGCGCACCTTACTCCTTAGCCGACTTACATCGGCGGGAGTCAGCTGGCGCCTGAGCGCATCTTCAATCCCAGCGAAGATCACAGTCGTAAAGACCATGGCCTCCAGCGGGAAGCAGAGCGCTGAACCCATAGACGCGAACTTGGCCAGGCGTAAAACGCCATAGCCAGGAACATCAGCCTTCCGGCTGCGAGATGCATCCAAAGCCTCCCCAACGTGAGGAAACCTGGTGCACAGCAGTCGTACGAGCTGGTTGGAGACACGATCGGATGCTTCGCTCAAGTCGAGCGTTGCGAGGGAACCCGTAAGGGAACCTTCCCGGGCCATTTCCTGATTAGGGATCTGGCTTGCGAATCCGACTAGACGGCGCGAGACGCTGGTGTTATGCGTCTCAAGCTCATCCACGAGGACTTCGAGGACGGCCTGCTGTGCATACTGCATGCACGTAGGTTCGACCGCGATGATCCTAGGAGTCTTCAGCGTTTTAGGAACCGTGATGACCTTCACAGGTCGCTCGGCTCCAGGTTCGAGCATGTTCACGCGGGGGGCTTCAGGAATGCAGCCCCAGGAAGGTAATAGGTACTCCCCGTGTGGGAAGACCGACTCCAACCGCTCGGTCCACTCGTACTGGTTCCACTTCGCGTTTCCGCGGAGTTTATCAGCGGTGGCCCCGGGTCCGTGCTTTGGCACGCACCGTCCATAGTAGACATCTTCATCCACACGTTGAAGGACGGTACTCCAGAGAAGGCGACCCACTCTTTCGAACTGAGCACTCTCGTGCTCTGTCCGTCGAGCGTCCGCCTCTCGAACATGCTGCTCACACTCGACGAACTTAGTGATGGCTGCGCGCTCCCGTGCATTGCTGCATGGGAGATTAATCTTCGCGAACATCAGAGTGATCTGACGTACCGCTTGGACCGCATCCACGTTGGGTTCGTCGAGCAGACGACCAGTTGCTGAATCGAACACTTGACTGAGGAAACCCCTTAGAAAGACGGGGAGACCTCCGCTCCGCGGGTAACCGTGGAAGAGCGTTGAGTCTACGTAGCCTAGGTCCAGACCTTTTTGGAGGTCCGCACCGAAGCGCGGCAGGGTAATCGTGAGATACGACAACCCTTCGTGTTCGACCCTGGCCACGACCCTTTTAAGGTCGCGGTCGGTGCTTGTACTGCACCAGGTCCCCCTATCAAGGAGGACCTCACGCAGGAGACTTGTAAGGCTTTTCACCACTGCACTCCTAAAGGAGAGCTAGATGGATCCCGAGCCGCAGGTCTCGCCAACGCCCGATCTTCACCGGGCGAACCTAGTCGTTACAACCAGGCCAGACACGTCGCCAACGTTAGTTCTCCCCGCCAAGTAGGCGGGTGATGTTGGCCCCAGAAGAAGCGGACAGCCAGGCAAGAAAGCCGTCCACCAATTGCTTCTGCTCCGCGATCGTGTAACCCGTGACAGGGACGTCCACAACGATGTAAGTACTCATCGAATATGGGGCGTTCTGCGCAGGGAACAGAGGGTCGGAAGCAGTCTTCCGGGAATCGATGCGAGCGGTCCGTCGAGTGCGCTTACCATAGGCACTCGATACGAACAGCTTCAGGTCGCCAGTATCCTGGGTGAAAGTCCCAGAGGCATCCCGGGTGCTTGTACGCGGAAGCGTCTTCGGCACCGCATTGATAGTAACTGTCTGTGGGTCAGCGAAACTCACGGCGATTCTCCGTACGTGGTGAGGATTATCTGGGGATTACCCAGAGTCCTCGGGGATGAAAGCGACAACGACGCAGTCCGAAGATCATCCGGATGATGCGCGGTCGTCGACAGATGCAGGGTGTTTCAACACACCTCACAGCTGCCTCGGCCCCTTGGAGATACCAAGGGCACCAATGATGGCCCACTGACGCGCAGAAAAGGCGTCAGGATTCAGGCCAAAACCGTACGGTGTCGCCTGCCTCCTTCTCTTCCGAACAGTCTCGAAAGTTTGGGAGAAAGGGCCACTCGGGCCTCCCTTGAGAGAGACGCCCGTAGTGGTGTAGGTGTCGGTCACGCGTTCTTCACACATGACGTAGGCCCACCTGATGACAAGACTGTCGCTCATGAGGGCGGAGACGTTTGTCAAGACGTCACCGATATTCCCCACGTAGTCGGCAGCCCAGCTCCAGGGAGTCAGCTCCCAGACGACCTCCGGCGTAAGCCGGGTGCCGAGTAGCTTGTTAGCTATCTGCTCTGACCTCGCAAATCGACCCAGGGCGTTTTCGCCTGGATTGAGATAATACGAGTAGCAGGCTGAGAAGGACCACTTAACAGTGGTCACGCGCGTGCGCGTCTGATTCCCTACGGGTCCAGCGGAGTAAAGGGTCGAATGCAGGGACGGGCTAGTAACAGCCGTCCCAAGATCCGTAATCTCCGTGGTCGTCACCGCTGGTAGAGAGGCTCGACGGCGAATATGCCGTCCGGAGTCGCGTACGTACTGTGAGATTATCTTTTCAGACGACTTCACAGCACGTGCCATTTTCACTACGTCCCCTACCATGGGGAGGATACCAAACTGGACGTTCAGATACTCCGAACCACCTTGACGGTAGTCGGACATGCCTGAACGCCAGAGGGCCCTGCCTGGGATCTGAGGGAGTCCTTCCTTCAGTTCACCCAGAAACGTAGCGACTCCAGCCACCGGATTGGTGGGGATCGTCGAGGATATAAAAGCCGTCCCACGAGCAATCATCTCAGCTTCTGAGATGCTACTCGAAATGGTCGGAAACCCCGATGTAGCCCCACTGTTTGTACTTCGCCACGCGAAGACTGGGCCCAGGTAAGATCTAACCAGGCGACCAGTAGTCGGGGAATAGTACGTAGCGGTTTGGTCACTGTCGTGACTTCCGCGGTACCGTTGTCTCTCCGTAGTAAACGGAGAGCCGAAGTTCCGGTTCTCGATTGGCTTCAAGCGTCGCGGCAACCTCCTGTAGGAGGGATTACGTCGCATTCGCTCGAGTAAAACCCAACCGGGGTTCTCAAACGATGTGGTAACCTGCTTTGCCACGAGGAGGTAAGGAAACGCCGTCGTAAACGACACGAAGTCGCCGATGGTCGTTCCCCCATACCCCGTCCCGGAGAGGGCGGACAAAGTCCTCTTCCGAGTGAACGGCACGCGTGGGCTCAGGCCGCCAGTCCCATATTGGGATATGACGGAACCTAGAGTCCTTTTACGCGGTTTGTTTGCAGGCACGGTGGAAGCTCCGTTCGGTTGGAAGACTCACGTAGGGCATGTGCACACGCCTGATGGCATGCACCAATACCTGGAAGCGAGTCGACTCCTGATAGGAGAGATGTTTTGGACACGAGGGCCCTCGCACCCCTCCCTCCAGAAGACAGTGATCGGGTTGACTAGGCCCGACGGCACACAAGCGCCAGAGCAGGTCCCCTCATGGGGGCCT